TAAATATACTACCGTTTACAGCATCTATATTAGCACTTACATTACCGCTTTGATTACCTAAAGCAACTACTGTTTCATTAAATTGTTTTAGTGCTACACCGTTAGGAGTAAATGTGAATTTAGTTATACCATCATCTTTAACATATAAATTATCAGTTGTTTGATCCATTTCAAAAGACCATTCTTGATCTGTAATTTGATATGCTGTTCCTGTGATATTACCTATACTTGTGATACCGCCTGAACCATCTACACTATCCACTGTGAATGTTAAATCGTTTGTGGTTGCTATACCTTTTAAATTGGCACCGCTTATAGTTATAGTATCACCTACAACATGTCCAGTTCCTGCATTAGGATTGTAAATTCCTCCGTATCCAAAAGGATTTGCTGTAAACCCTATAGCATTATATGAGCCATTATATCTGTTTACTTGGAATTTACTTCCTGTTCCGCTACCAGTAGTTGTATATGAGTCTACGAACACATTACCCTGTGCTGGTTTAGTTGCATAATTTATGTATCCACCAAGGTTAAGCAGAAATTTATAAAATGCTGGACTTGGAACTAAATCATTATATGTTAATGGTGTGGTTAATGCACTATCTGTGTATAATTCATAATATACATTATTAGCATTATCACCTGTAACAGGACCATCATCCAACCATTTTCTAACATAATATGTTTGTCCACTAGCATTCGCACCTTCTCCACTTATAGTGCCTCCCACTGTGACTGCTAATCCATCTGGCAAGTATTTGTCACCATTATATTCAGAACCTATACGGTCAATTGCTATTAATACACTTTGAGCATTGCCCATTTCATAACCAAAGGATCCTGGAGTAAACCCACTAAAACCTATAGTCCAAAGATTTCTATTACTCCAACTGTTAATTTTAATACTTACATTATTAGTGCTGGATACATTACTTTTATCAAATATTAATTTTGCTTCTGTGTCTGCAAAAGAAATATAATTTGTATCACCACCATTACCTATAACAGTGTCACCTCTGTTGCGTAATTGATCTGAATTTATATCTACTACACCAGGGCCTATTTTGAATGATCCTTTACTTGTGTAATAAGCACGGTTATCAACAAAAAGGTTATCCTGACTGGTTTGTGTGAATACTGTGTTTACTGCACCGCCCTCTGCGTTTGCTGTGGCCGTTGTGTGCTCAACATCAAAACCAAAACCCACACCTGTTTTATTGTTGTTTGTGGTGCTTGGCCTTGCAAGGAAATCAAATACACTATCACCAAATTCTGTGGCTGTGGGTGTTGTCAGTGAACCTCTGGATTTGAATGCTGTAATATCACCACCATCAGCACTGTCATTTGCTTGAGTCCAAATTAATCTAACTCCACCAGCACTGTTTGATTGTAATATGAAAGGTGTTGAACTGTTTTCATTTGTAATTGTTATACCATCTGTGCTACCGCTAGGAACAACATTAATTAAATCTGTAAATGTTTTGTCACCACCTACTGTTTCATCACCAGTAGTGTGAACTAAGCCTGTATCTGCGGCTGTGTTTGATTGAACTCTTGCGTCAGTGTAGTATAAATTACCATTCTCAGGAACTATGCTGGTGTCAAGTGTTGCTGTTGAACTGTTATTCTGTGCATCACCTATAAAGATATTTCCTGTGTTAAGTGCTGGTGTTGCCGCGGCACGACCTGCACCCATAACTTCACCGCCACCTGCACTAGCATCTATCCTTGTTACTACACCTAAATTCTGTATAACATTTGCTTCACCACTTGGAGCAACGTTGGCATATCCACCACCTACTGCTACATATATTGTGTCACCTATACTAAACGAACTAGTATCTACATTTTGTATTCTACCTGCTAATATACCTCTACCAGTTCCGCCACTTGCTGTTAAGTTATCTTGTGCTATAAAGTGTGCTGGCATTGTTTCTGCATTACCGGCATCTGCTAAAATACATATTACTTCACCACTACCACTATAATCTATTGCGTGAACTGGATAACCTTTATCTATTTGTGTGCCAGTATTATTTTTAAGTGTTACTTCTACACTTTCTGCACGAACATCTGTTAAATCACTACCATCACCTGTAAATGTTACAGCAACTATGTCGTTTGCGTCTATGTTAGCCGCACTATATCCATTTTCTAAGAAGTTCTGAACATTGGCATTACCATATGTGCCACCGCCACCACTTATAGCAACATTACTTACGCCTGTGATTCTACCCTGTTGATCAACTGTTATTTGTGCTACATTTGTGGCATCACCATATGTTTTAGGTGTAACTGCTGTGTTATCTAAACTTACAACACCACTGCTTACTGTAATAGCATTACCGCCTGTTACATAAGCATCTATGGCACTGTTTGCTCTTGCTGTTGTATAATATAAATTAGTGCTTTCTGTTACATTACCAGTATCTAAGAATGCCTGTGTTAATTGTGTGGCACTATCAAATTTAAGAACTTGTCCTGTTGTGCCTGAACCATTAGGGAAATAAAATCCTAATTGAGCATTAGCGGCATCTGGACTAAGTGCTAAATCCTGAACAAATACGGTGTGTGCTTTCTTTTGAATACCTGTGTCTAACAGATAATCTGCCACATTAGCATTACTATAACCACCTGTTTGAGCGACCCAGTCATAATCTGAACCTGTCCAACTTAATACTTCTCCACTAGATGCTGTGCCTGTATTAAGATGTGTATCAACTTTGCTATCACTGTAATATAAGTTAGTGGCGCCTTCTGTTAAATTGTCAGTAGTATTATTACCAAATGCTACATTAGCCTGTGCTTGTATTTCTGCGTTTGTTGTTTCTATTACACCACTAGTATATGTTATACCATATCCACCTGATAAATGTGAATCCACTCTGGCATCTGTATAATATAAGTTAGTTCCTTCAGGTAAATGTGTTGTGCTTGATGTTGCTAAATTAGTATTACTGAAATATAAATTTGTTCCTTCTGCTAAATCTGTTGTTGTTTTTGTTGTTATCCAAGCATCACTATTTGTATTACCTCTATCTGTTGTCCAGTATAGATTTGTTCCTTCTGCTAAATCTGAGGTGCTTCTTGGAATAACATAAGTGCTGGTGCCATCATATATTTCCCATTGATCGCTTGTTTCATTCCATTTAATATGAGCGTTATTTAATACACTACCACTTCTATCCACATATATGAATGCATCTCTGGCTGTGGCATTACCAAAATTAAGTGTTATGCTTTGATCGTTAACCAATAAATCTTCTACATTCACATAATCTATATTGCCCTGAACTTGTAAATTACCATTTATTGTAAACGGACTATTAACATTATCACCAAAATATGTTGTTATGGCACTGTTTGCTCTTGCTGTGGTATAATATAGATTAGCACTACCCTCTGGTAAATCATCTGTTGTAGCAGGTATTGTTGGTGTATTTGTAAAATTATTATAATCTAAATAATAACTGGCAACATTACCATCTAATGTAGCCGCATCAACACCTAAAGCATCAACATATGCTTTATTAACTACTGAATTTATAACTGCTTCAACATTTGCCGCATAATCATCAAATCTAACTAAACTTGCTTTGTAATCTGTGCCATCATATGTCACACTTATTAATGTATTAGAATTAGGTGTTGCATTTAATGTTTTATAATCACCTACCCATAACCAATCTGTAAACAATGTAGCATCTATGTCCCAAGCACCTATACCATCCTGTTGTAACATAACAGCCGCTGAACCACCAGAACTAATATTTGCAAAAGTTATATTGGTAATATTTCCTACTACAGTTGCTTTGTGTATTGTTCCTGCACTTATATCAAAACTTACATTACCACTTACATTACCATTTTCAACTACAGTTTCTTGCCATTTAAGTAAAGTTAAATCATCTAAAGTTTGTTCTAAACCTATTACACCAGTAGAACTATCATATGTTATAGGTGATGTATTTGATAAATGTGATCTTACTTGGCTGGGTGCCGCCGCTATTCTGGCATTTGCTTCTGTTTGATTAGGTCCTGTGTATGTAAATACTCCTGAACCATTATCATAAGAAAAAGAGCCATCACCACCTGCGTCTGTGGCAAATAAATGTGCTCTTACTTCACTAGCACTAGGACCTGTGTATGTAAAAATACCTGTAGCATTGCTGTATGTTAAACTGCCATCACCACCCGTATCATTTACACTGAGTGCATTTCTAATAGTAGCATTTGATACTTCTGCTAATCCTGTTACTGTGACATTTGTTAATGTGGATGTAACCCCCACATTAGCACTTACTGTGGCAACATTTGTTACTGTGATATTACTGGCTGTGTCAGTAACTGTGATGTTACTTAGACTCGAAGTTACTGCTATGTTGCTAAAGGAGCCTGTTGCTGTTATATTTGCCATTGTTTACTCCTATAGTGCTACAAAACTGGCTTCGTCTGCGGGATCTCCTGGAACTTTTCCTACTTGTGGGTCAAATCTTTCAATAATTGCCCATCTATGTAAATCTTGTTGAACTGGAGAATCGTCGGTAGTCCATTGAAAACTAAGAACTGTCATTACAACATTTGCTCTGGCATTTGGTAATATGTTACCAGTATATCTGTTTTTTGGTATTGTTAATGTAACAGTTCCACTTGCCGCTGAAGCATTATTGATATTTGAAGGACTAACATTTGCTGTGTTAGTAAAATATCCACTCACTGTGGTATCAGCAAAATTGGGATCACCTGTAACTCTATCATATGTAACATCTGATAATAAAAGTGATTGATAATCTGCTGAAAATTGGTAACCTGATACATCACTACCAAAATTATATGTAAATGTTTTTTGACTTCTGGGAAAAAGTTCAATTACTTGAACATTATTCGCCGATCCAATGTATTCTTTAAACGAAAGTAAACGACCTGACATGTTATTCTCCTAAGGGCTAAGATTGTTATACTAAGGCATAACAAAATATTTGTTAATACTATTTATACAAATAGGCTTTCTAGGTTATGCTAAAGTTCTTATATTTGTGTAAATATCTCAAAATGACTATACCCTGATAGCCATCTCCCCCAACTTTATCTATATTATTAAGGCCACCACTAGTATCTTCGCCAGATGCACTGGCACCTCCACCACCACCTCCATAAAATGTAGCATCATTACCTTCACTGTTAGAGTATTGTGAACCGTTTGCTCCAGCACCACCGCCTCCGGCACCACCAGAACCTGCTGAACTGGGACTAGTCCATATGCCACCTCCGCCTCCGGATCCGCCATATGTAACATTAGCACCTGTTATTTCACTGCTTATACCTGCTGAACCATTACCTGCTGGACCTACTCCACTATTAGAAGCATTAGCACCTTCAGTAGAAGCACTGCCGCCTCCACCTGCGTATGTTGACAATCTAGTCACTGCTTCTTGTAAACCATAACTAAAAGCATATCCACCTAAATTAGTTGGTGGTATACCTGAACGGCCTGCTCTTGTGGTATATTCTCCATAATTTACACCAGTAGTAGTAACATTATGTTTATCAACTAATAATACTCCTGTTCCTGCTCCTGCTGTTAGTCCAAATACACTACTGGCTGTTCCATTGTTTAAATAAAATTGTGTATTAAATGGTGGATTGATGTATCCAGTTGTTCCTCCTGTTCCTATAACTACAGGATAACTTGAAACACTTAAATTGCTTATTGCTATGGAAGTTGTATTGGCACCACCTCCGCCTCCACCTGATCCACTTCTTCTATCAAAACCTTGATATGCACCAAGAAATACAGTATTCCTTGTATAACCTCTACCTCCAGCACCACCGCCACCAATTAATAATGTGCTAAATTCTAAATCTGCATTGCCGCCTAAATCACTAATTACCAAGTTAGCATTAGATGTAAATGAATGAACTTTATATCCTGCATAAACAAAACCATTTCCACTATCTGTTTCTGTGACTGTTCCTCCTGTAGCACTTAATTGTGTTGGTTGAACAAGTGTTACATTAGTATTTTCTGCTAAAATACTTGATCTATGATATTGACTACTTAGATTAAATGTAAAAGAAACAGGATCAGTATTAGCATAATTATGACCTATATTAGCATTTAAACTAACCGTGCCATTACCATTACCGTCCAATGTAACATTTCCTGTTGTGGCACTTGTAAAATAATTGCTATCTATATCTACTACATTATAACCTATGGTTATACCAGGCCTATTACTTGTAATGTCATAATTTATTGTTGAATTGCTGTTTGATAAACTGGGTGTTATTGTAAATACATTTTCAAAAGCATTACCATCATTCACAACTAATAATGGATTAGTATAAAAACCTGGTTTTGTAGAACTCATTTATGCTCCTGGTTTAGTAGGCCAAGTTATATCATCTACTGTAGCACAATCGCTACAAGTATCAGGCATATCACGTAATGCTTGTCTGTATGTGGCCCATTCTGCTTTTTTTTCTGCACTAAGAGGTGAATCTTCAGTCTGTGTCCAATCACACATTTTTAATAATTTTGTTCTTACTTCTCTTATGTGTGCTGACACATTAATTGTGGGTGCTGGTTTACTTTCCACAAACGGTGTATCTGTTGAAATATTTATTCTGTATTGATCTACATCAGAAACTCTGCCTTCTAAATATGACAAATCTGGATTACTTTGCAAAGTTCTTTGCAATGTTTTTTCTGTCATACCTAATTGTGTGCTAATGTCACCTGTAGATGTATAATATAAAATATAATATTTCATTAAAATATATCTCCTTTATTCAATCTCACCATGTCATATCTCATAGAGGCAAAACCTCTACTGCCACCTGCACTTAGATCCATAGTGTTATAACCTCTTAATTGAACATTTCCTCTTACTGCACCCTCACTAATAGTAATTTTTTTATTGGCTTCCATAATTGCTGGTGCTGTATCAAAATTAGTAAATGCTGGACCAAAAGAATTTATTTGAACATTACCATTAGCATATTCTATTTGAACATCTGAAACAAACGAAAAATCAACTAATGTATTAGCAGGAACACTTCCTACAGGCTGTCCTGCACTCATAAAACTGTAATCACCGGGCTCAATACCTGTTCCTGAAGTAAAATCTAACTCTCTGACAGATGTTAATGCTTGATAAGTAGCCGCATTACTTAAATTTAATTTAGCAGCCGGCTTATCCTCTATTTGTCCTCCTACAGCAATATTACCCAAATTTTCTCTGGGCACATTGTTTCCAAATATTATGGGATTGAACACACTGGCATTACCTGACACATTACCTGTTGGTGATATAACACCACCACCACCATCAATAGTGTCTACTGTAAAAGTTAAATTGTGTGTGCCTGGTTGTCCACGCAAATAAGCACCATCTACTTCAATTGTGTCACCCACACTGTAACCTGAACCTGCTGTTGATGGATATACTGATCTATAAGTTCCATTTATAACATCCTTAAACACTGTGAATATAGCACCTGATCCTCCTGGAGGTGTCACAGTGTATGTGCTGTCATCTATGTTTTCTATTATAGCACTAAATATGTCTGGTGGCACAACAATACCCGGTGGTATAACTGGTATGCTAACATTTCCTCCGGCTTCATCAGTTTCTGTTACAGCAGGTGTCACATAAACATTTGGTTCATATTCCAATAATGTTAAACCGCAAGTCACCATGCCTTCATCACTGATTAATTCTTCATGTCTAATAACACGAAACTCTTTTGCTGAAAATCCAAAATCTGAATTAGTTATGTCAACAACATCTCCAACATCTATTTGCATTCCTGAAAAATCTGTTTCCAATTGTATTACCATACCGTTTCTGCTCTGGCTTAAATCCAAATTAGCAAGTGATTCAGCACGAATATTGTCGTTAATTAAATCCATACGCATCACAATAGTGTTTTCTGGTTCATTGGGATTTAATTCACCAGCAGGTGTTTCCACAAACACGGTGTTTGTTTGATCTCTTCTGTTTTTGTCAGCAAATTCAATTTGTGCTTTGTTAAACAAACTGTATAATTCTGTGCTGGATATTTTTATTTTACTTACAATGTTGTCATCTGTTAAACTGAATGTTGATGAGGTTGGTCTGTTTGGTATAGCCTTAAATTTACCCTGTTTGGCATCAAAAGTAAAGAATGTGGCACTTGCTTGACATATTCTTGCAATATTTTCTGCACAATCTTTATATGTGCTGAGATATCCATTAATTTGCCATCTATCCTGTGTTTGACTTACATTAGCATTGTCAGTATATGTTATTTGTTCAGCACTGTAACCATATAAACTGGTATTTGCTGTGCCTGTTATTGAAGTTGTATCAATAAGGTCTGTGCTGATACCTGCACCATATCTTGTGTTAGTCAAATAGTCATATAACACATTACCTGGGTTTTTTATGCTGTTGTTTAATTCAAATGTCATTGGTGGTAAACCAGTTAGACCATTTTCAGCATCATAATCCACTTCCACCATAGCAAACACTAAGCCTTCCATACTGTATGATGTAGTATTTGTCCAATGTGGCATCATTGTGGTGGCATCTACTGCTCCTGATGTGGGAAACACCATGTTAGCACTGTCTGTGCTACCAGCATAAACTCTAACCCTCATGTCATTTACTAGATCTCTGTTTATTCGGCCATCTTGTTCTGTTACAGAACTTAAATTAGCACCACTAAAACTACAAACACCAGCATTTTTAAATATTTGTCCCACACTGTATGTGCCACCATCTACATATTCACTCAATGTGATACAAAAATGCATAGTTTGGTTTTCATTTGATATAGCAATGTCTGTGATAGGTCCACTTAAAAAGTTTTTACCATATGCTATACCTATTTTGTTATCTGTGCTGGGTGCTACCTGAACTTTACTGCCTGGATCTGGTCCTAAATCAATCCCAGGAACATCAAAAGCACCTGTAAGTTTTGCTGTGGCAAAAGCCAAACCACCTGCTATAACACCCACAGCCAAACTGGTAAAGAAACCTGCTGTTCCAGCCGCCAATGCCGCACTTAAGGCCGCAAAAGTTGTTCCTGTAGCCGCTGCCACTAATGCTGTTGCTATCGCTGTAAATACTGCCATATTATCCCTTAAATATCCAATTAAAATCTATAGGTTCCCAACCTCTGTTGTTTAATTTTAAATCTGGTGTTGAACTCAGTGTTGTAAGTGTAAAACTTGTTATATGTTTGTCTTTTTTAAGTTGTTCCCCTATGCTGATATACTCTTTGAGTAGCCTTGCACCCGCCGTAGAACCCCTGTAAGCACTTTCTACCCACCATGCTACCTCAGTCATGCGTTTTACATGAGGCAACCATAAATCGCCCTGTATGGTTGCTAACAGCATACCAACTATCTGATGTTGTTCTTCAACAACTAATGCTACACCTTCCTTTGTTATATAATCCAGCACACGATTTACATGTTGATTGTCATATTTTGGATTGTGTAAATCTTTCACAGGATTATGATTAGCAAAATCAATCATTAATCTTTTGATTTCGTCATAATCTTTAATTGTTGCTCTTCTTACTTTCATTATGCTTGTTTTACATTTCTATTACGGTTTCCGCCACCACGGTCTCCACCGCCACCGCCGCGGCCACCACCGCTGTAGCCACCGCCACCAGTATATTCTTTACCAAAGTCAAATGTTGTTTGGTATAAATCGGGTATTTTATCAAAACTTTTATCACTGGGAAAAAGTTTTTTTCTGTTTGTGGGGTCTGTTTTTTGTCCTGTTATTTTTGTTTCTAAAATTGTATTAATACTGGAACAAACCACACTCACACTGTAATCATTTTGTTTTGTTAAAAAGTTTAAATCTTCATCTATTGAAAAGTTTGTTATTACACCTTTAAATCTAGTATACACATTACCTGTATCTAATTCATTGGTGTCTGTGTTCATAAATGCTCTTTGTATAGTGATATTACCGCCTTTTACAGGTTCCTGTAATATCATTTGCAAATAATTAACTTCTGATCCTGTGCTGGTGCTGGGAATACCTGTTAATGTAACAGTTATGTCACCATTTGTGACTCTTAAATTGTCCTGTATGTTTGAAATAGCCAAAAAAGCACCTAATTCAGTGTAATCATTACCTCCCACAGTGTAGGGTTTATAAGCATCGCTTAAATAATACACATTACCATTCAAATCCAAATCAATAAGTGTGACTGGAAATATATGTGTGCCCTGAACTGCTGGAATACTGGTTGACATTATTCAATTACCTCAATCAATTCAAAATCTGTGTCAAATGTTATTAAATCATAAGGAACCACAGTGTATGTGGGCATAACAAATGCCTTAACATGAAATCTCACATCATTTCCTATTCTAAATCCACCTGTGTTAAGTGCTACACCATTTTGACTAAGCACTGGTCTATGAACTGGCACTGTCACAGTGCCACTTGTAAATGCTACATCACTGGTTACTTGGTAAGGGTATCTATATGTGCTGGTGTTACCTAGTGGTTGTAAATAATCACCTTTCTTAAATAATGTTCCACTATGGCCTGTAGCACCTGTTGTGTCAATTAACACATTAGCACCACTAACACTGTCAAGCACCAAAGCACTTAATTGTGTTGTGTTTGCATCTCCTTGATATGCTGTTAAATAACTTATACTGCTGTTTGTGGCACCAATATCAACATTTGCTTCTGCTATTCTGTCAGTGCTGTCTAAATCTTCCAGTAAGCCTCTGTTTTCACTGTATTTTAATCCACCAGGAGCACCCACAGTAAAACTGTATGGCACTGGTGATCTTAATGATGTTTTATATTGACCACT